GGTTATGTGACTATTAATCGCTAATCAAACATAAAGTCATCCCCTACATCGGATTGCTTTTAAGAATCACACTTAATATTTGCTTTATTAAAACACACATACCTCAAATAAAGCGAAATAGCATGTATGGAGGAGTCACTCGATTGCCGCGCCACGCAAGTTATGACGGTTTCTAGTAACATCTTGAGCTTCATGCCTCTCGTCATTGGTTGACTCCTCTCCTGGCGCTCCCAGGGCAAACGTGTACTGCTTCCTCCTGTGGACATTACTAACAAATATGCTGTTTCGAATGTTCTTCTGGCTGGTTGTAAGAGGGAAGCTATTAGGCATGAAATCAATTCCAAGCCACCCCTGGGTCACATCAGTGTATCCAGCTTGCACGCTAGCTTTGACTGATAACGGTTTACCACGATCCAAACTGTTGTGGTAAACCAACTTAGCCTGCGCAAAGAAGTTGCGCATGATCGACCTTAAAGTCGGCTTTGCATTCCTCATCATAACATCAAGTGCATATTCAACCTGAATCTCCTCATCCCCACTCAGATCAACTCCTCGCCATGTTGATTGCGACTGCTGCTCAGACGTTCCATTAACAATGCAGTGAACCAACCACATTGGAAATAAATCTTCCCAAAACACAACTTCAGTGACGTCATATCCAGAACACACTGATTTAGCCCATTCTTGCACTTGAACTGTGGTCGCAAGTTGACTGTCCACCAATTGAGTCGAAGGAGTGTACGAAGCCATTTTCTTAACCAAATTTTGGTTAATAAATCTCTTCTGCGCCGGTGGAACCCAGAAACTTTGCTGTTTTGCTCCAACCTTTGGTGGCTTTATTTTCAAAGCTGACTCCTCTTGTGTCTGAGGAACCACTTCTAATTGCTGATCATCTCCAGATTGTACGCTTTGGCCGCCAGAACCACCTCCTTTCAGATTTGCAATCTCATTTTGAATTTCTGCCTTTCTTTTATCCTTTTGCTCTTGCGACAGCTCAGGCCTCGCACTCAAACCTTCCAGTTCTCTCTCAAGATCAGCGATTGAACTTGAGTGTTCCTCAAAAGACAATCCTCCACCTCTTTGGATGTAGGGTGTGGCGACCAGAATGTCATACCAAACTGAGGAGAAGCTTGTCATTGGCTTGGTGTACAGTTTTTCGATCTCATCTCTTGGTAGAATTACATTTTCCAAGCCATGCTCAGCGGCCCAAAATTTTCCAAAAGCCTCAACTTCTTCAAACAACTCATCATATCCAAAGCTCTCAACAAGTGCGGCGTTAATCGCACTTCGAGTTTTGAATACCTCATCACTTCGCTCCCATTGTAGGATGGCCGTGATTCTTTCCTCATCAAGCTTTGGCAAGTAAATTCCAAGTCGATCATCATACAAGAATCTATGACTTAGAAAATCAACATCTTTGATGCTCTCATTCTCCTTTGACAGATCGTAAGTGAGACCACATTCCTTAAACCAATCGGAGAATTTTGTCTTTATCACTGGCACTTCATCTCTTGGAGCATTTAATATCAAATCATCCCCATTGGCAACAAATTTGAAATCCATTTTGACACCCGACCTTGCCCTACAATACTCAACCGCTAGCATAAGGATGAGGGTGTTATCCACAACTGTTGAGGGCTGGCCGCTATTGTTGCCTCTAAATTTCTTGCATACAAATCCTTCAATTGTCTGAATAGGTGTGTAAATGATTTGTGTGTAAAGACTCCTCAATGCTTGAACCTCATCATCACAAAAGTCTCCAAAATATTCTCTGATCTCTAGCACATTGTGAAACATTAATGGAGTTATAGAACTATCAAACCTCGACCCATCAGCATCAATGAAAGCCCATTCATGATTGAACGCTTGTGCGAGAGCGTTCCAGCCACAATTAAACTTATTTATCCCAACTGTCCAAGGTCCCTTCAGGTGAGTCTCAGTGAACAAGTGATTGAAATTATCAACCAAAACTTTGGCCCCTAATAAAACATCAATGGGTGCTCCAGTAAAAACCCTTGTTTTGCAGGCCTTGATTTTCTCAATTGGTCTGATTTCTGCTTTCTGACTTCCACTCCATAACCCAACCTTACCCTCAACGAGACTCACAAAGCTCTCAATGGTTGCTTCCTTGAAATCCCCAGCAGTAATTGTCTCCATCCAAGTCCCTTTCTTTCCTGTGTACAAGGCTCCCATAGAGGCGTGTTTGTTTAGTCCTTTAGCTAATTCAAGCAGATCCCAATTAGCCCCCAGCTCACCTCTTACGAACCCTGCATCTTCCAAATATTTGATGACTCTTCCCTTGGCCACTTTAAGACACTCCATATCAACGTGTCCAGCATTGATCTCAGAGTCGTACTTGAAGAAGTCTTTATAAAAGGCCTCTTTGCTCAAAACGCTTGGTCCATATTGATTAATGAACTTATGGAAGATTGAGTTTGGGTTCTTCTCGAGGAAACGCCTAAAGCTCGCACGCTCACCTTTCACAACATGGCTCGTGTACGGTGTACTGCTTGTAATTCCATTACAAGTCAAGTTGCCACCGAATAGCTTAACGTTACCAGGAGCACTATGGACTTCAATTGGGCTAATCGACTTAGTGACTGGAAAACAATTACTTGGAGGCTTTAATTGACTCCACATGACCACACGATCATCAAACTTCCACTGGTCACCATTCACATCTATGCCAACACTATCGATTAGAGATTGAGTTACGGGCACGAAGACACCATTCTTGTACACTCCCCACTCCTTGCAAATTCCATTATGAAATCCAACAACCTTTCTATCCTTCACAGCAACAACAATTCCACCACAGTCACCATGATTACTGTTAAAATCGTAGGCCCATAGTCCTTTTCCACAACCTTCGAAAGGATAAGCTCTAGATAAACCACTCCTTTTGGCCTTTAAACCACTGCTGTCTCTAATGAGCCCCAAAAAGTAGACTTCCTCTTCCACAACAGGCTTCCTGAGAACTTTCTTGATTTTAAATGTCATGAAGTCATCTGGCATTTTCATGACAATTAAATCAAGATTGTCAATGTTGATGATGCTCTTTTTAAACACATGTGGGACGGTGTATACGCCAGCCTTTGTCACCACTTCACAAGGCTCATCTCCTGTCTGACAAAACTTCACGAAGTGACGGGGAGCCACACAGAATTTCCCATGCATAAAGCCATGGACATAACCAATTGGTGCATTCAGACGAACTAGTCTCGATGCCAAAAACACGTCAGCTTCATTGACTCCACTGTGCTCCTCTAATTTCATTTCCTCTGGCCTCGTAACCCGCACAGGCTTCTCACTTTGTCTGAAAACCCCCGCCTGCTCTGGAAACCCCATTGGTTTCATTGTGTTTCCGATGGCTCTTCTGGGTTCATGAGGTGTCAGCTTGACTTTATGAACAAAGTCATCTCCTTTATTCCCAAAATAAAGATTAAGATAGCTAGGCTTTGCTTTGTACAAGAATTGTGTTGTGTCCTGCAGTGAAACAAACAATTCATCAAGATTAAAATCCTTGCCTGACACTATCTCTGATGCTGCACCATTCGGTAGCGCTAGCATTATTTGGTCAAACTGACTAGGGTTGAAGCCGTAAATGAGTTTAAACACATTTGGAGTTCTTTCCATCTCATTTGGCTCCCTACCCTTTTCCTTTAACCTCCTCGTTTTCTCAGCCTTAGAAATCCTGCCTTCAATAACATCCCAGGAGTAATCAACTCCGTACTCCTCTGTGAAATCATCTTCAGGAGCATGTAGGTGAAAAGCGTCCGAGCGCTTGTCCCTCTGTAATCGAATTCGCTTACTCTTCCCATGAAGTTCCAGTTCTGACTTTTTCCTTTGACGCAACAAATAATATCCACCAGCAGAAACAGCAAGCACACAACCTAATACAATTGGAAATAAAATCTTTGGTTGAACCCTTTTCTTGTTCAGTTCGAGAACCTTCTCCTCCAGAAATTCTTGCTTGCTGTGTGCCTCTAAATAGGCTCCACAGTCAGGATTCTCCTCTATGAATTTTACAAGTTGGTCATAATCAGATTGGGCATTGACTCTACCTAAACTATCATGGATAACTTGAAGCGTTGCTTCTTGCCTTTCCAATCTATCCAATGTGGCCTTTGTTTTGCCTTTATACCACCTCATTGGCAACTCTAACAAGGGATTTCCACAAGAGTTAGCAACTGCGTGTTGTATTGTCTCCCTCTTTTGTTTTGTCTGTGTCAGTAAGGCTCCAACCAACATGCGGCTTTCATGCACATTCACCTCATTTGTCGAAATCTTATGAGCAATCACCATTGGATTCACGACTTCCAACTTAATACTGGTTTTTATCACACTCAGCGATTGTTCAACCGCCACTGCCAACTGCTTCATGAAATCAAGACTCAAATCAGAGCTAAACCAAGGAACTTTCTTTGAACCAAATTGCTGGTCTTCCTGACTTAACTTGACGTAACTATCAAGCGTTCGCCAATTCGAGCCCGTTCCTGCTGGATATCTCTCACTCACCTTTATAGTACCAGCTCTCAGTTGCATCTTCTTAATCAACTCAAACACAGGTCTCGGCAGTGAGCCATCGGGGGCTGCTAAATGTGCAATCAGAATCTGATTAAGCTCGAATTTACTCGCAGTCACTGCTTGCTGCATTGTAACCTCTCCTATAGCTTCAACACAAACATGTGCTGGGGTAACTCTAATGCCTTCTGCATAGCACTTAAGTGCTGCCTCTGTCGCTGTCACCTCATTTGGTTTAGCTTCCTGTAAAGGGGCATCACCAAATCTGATAAAAACCCCATTCTTGAAACGCCCAACGCGACCCATTCTTTGCACTCTTTCACCTCGTGAAATTCTTTGCCTGACGAGCCTTGTTTCACGGTTGTTGCTGTCGATCATTGGCACAATTTTATAACCAAAATCCACCACGACATCCACATCAAGAGTCACTCCATTCTCAATGATGTTCGTTGCAACCACGTATTTGATTTTGCCACGTAATCTTGCAACTTGTGACATAACATCAGCATCGTTCCTCATGTTTCGTGCATCTACTTTCAAAACATCAATGCCTTTCTTAATCAGTTTATTACTAATCAGATCGACGTCATTGTATGATGCTACAAAAACAAGAATTGTGTCTCCATGGGTTCCAGCATCACTTGTTGTACCTGATCCCTGCATATCGGCCCACTTACTCATTCCTATCTCAGGTAGTGCAATCACTTCAATCTCAAATCTTGGCCGGCATTCATGAGTTGAGCCTATGTGTGTTGCCGACGTTTTTAGAAACTTGAGATTCTTGTATCTTTCAAATGCCCATGTAAAGAATGGAAAAACTGAACTTGGAAATGTGTGGATCTCATCACAAACAGCAAAAGAGTACCGCGACAACTCATTTGGGTTAGCCATGAAGTATGCCAAAGCATAGCCATATGTCATTATACTGACTGGTGCTGTGCCAGTGTGAAATCTATGTCTATATGCTAAACTTGGATCCACAGAAGCTACCTGTCTAATCGAATTCCAACAACTTTCTGCGAGCGTTCTGGTAGGCATTAACAATAGAACTCTTCCAAATTGACTAAGCAATAGAGGAAACCTTGTTGACTTTCCCGTGCCCACGTCGCCATGCACACGGTAGTCCCTATCCTCATGCAACCTAATCAAGTCAACAACTTCCATTTGTTGAGATTCTGACGCGGTAATACTAACAAGCTTCCCAGATGTTGTTGGATCGATAGCCGTTTGCCCATAAGAACATGCATGACTGAACCACACATCGAATCCCATATCCTTAGCCACCGCCATTGGCAGATTGTCCGGTGCTTGAACTTCAAAGGTTGAGAACAACATATTATTTTTCAGCTCCTCTTCAACCTCGTCGGCCCAGCTACCATGCTGTATGTAAACTCTCTCATCATGCTGCCATAAAGCATACAAACCCTTCACTTTCATCACGGAGCTGTGTAGCGAGTTCCCCCAATCAACGTCAATGACATACATAAACATACTAAAAACAGCTAACCATCTCATCAACCAGGTTTCCTTTTCTTTACTGTGGGTTTCTAAAACTAAAGTTCCATCCCCCTCACACTCACTAATTTTCCGTTCAACACTCTGTAATTTTCTCCTTTCTCTAACAAAAGCTCTAAAAAGACCAATAATCCAGTTGGCCATCATGGTCCCCATTGCGGTAACAAATCCCATTAATAGACACTGTCCTAACTTAGACTTGAACAAAGCAACAAAACCGTCACACGCAACGGCATAAGACTGGTAGCAAACGGCTTTTATTAAAATCTTTGGCACATAAAAACAATACACAAAAGTATTCCAACATGCACTATACACCCTGACACACGCATCAACAACTATCCCAGGGACCGCGTTCACACATTCTTTGTAACCACGCTCTACCTTGGCGGCTCTGTGAATGTCCAATAAATACCCGGCATTTGAGAATTTTCCAGCGCAGCGTTGAAATTGCCAGCCGAATCGTGAAAACAATGCGTGCCGTTGGCGAGTAATTAAGTCGCGATATAGCAACTCTGAACTTACGATGCCAATTGCCTCTTTTTTCTCCATCATTACCCGATCCCAAGATTCGTACTTGAGCCATTCTGCCTCATGCCGTTCATAAACATCCAACTCACGTACCAGTTCCTTCCACTTAACGACGATAGAATCATTTTCCGGTCCATCGAGTTCAGCAAAAGTATCTAGAAACCCACGCATCAATTTAGCGTAAGCGCGAATTGACTCTTCATGATCCTGGAACAAGTGAAGATATTTCCCAAGGTACTCAATTCGCGCCCATAGCTCCACAAAATTCTCTCCTTTAGCGAGCACGTATCGCACCACTTCATGACGTTTGACTGCAACAGACAACAACCACAGAGTGCTTGGAGTTGATAACATAGCCAAGGTATTCTCCATGTTAGTGTAAAAGCACTTGCTGAAAGCCTCTTTATCCCATATCCAAGACGGGTTAGACAAGATGTCAGTAACTAATCCACCAATTGAATAGTCAAGCATCTTACCCTCCGCAGCAATGCACGACCAATCGACGATCTCGCCCACATTAGAGAATTCCAACTGGTGCCATCCACTCGCGCTCGTTCCAAACTGGCCCAGACAATGTATTAACTGGAACTGATGCGCAACTAAATGAATGCATGACGGGGCTTCCCTGACATGTGGATACTCATTGGCAACTTTCCTCAATGCTTGGACGTACATTCTAAACTTTGGCCATGGTCCAAGCATCCCCACTAGCTTATTCACTAGCATCTGAAAACCATCCAACTCATTTTCACTAACGAATCCACACAACACGGCGAACTGGTTAGCATAACAAAAGCCTTCCTTAAATTCCCACAAACTTCCCTTATGGAATGTTGGGAAGACAATTTGCCTAGCAATACCAGCCCGACCTGTCCGCAACTGCTCTTTTGTCGGTATTTTGACTACAACAACTTCGGGTTCGTTATCAACGAATGAGCAACCAAAGCAAATTCTTCCACTAGCGTCATAAACAGCACAATCCTGTGAGCTTNNCTCGAGCTGTAAAGCAGCCACAATGGGTTTATTCAACAAATCATCTTGGACAAACAGCCCATTGAAACACTTTTTAATGTCATGCCCAGTGGAAATATATTCCCTTTCTAGGCTAAATCTCTCCACAAATTCCGGAAATAGAGCAGCAAGATTTTTGAATTTTTGAAACATATCGAAATCACCATCCACGAGCGACTTCGAATCTAAGTATAAAAATCGTGCAGGATGTTCAATTATCTTATCATTTCTCCCTCTATTAACTAATGCCCTATCTCCAGTTTTACCTATTAATCTTAGCATCTCCTTTGCCAGTGATTCTAGCTTCCTCAGCCCAGCACTTTCGAATAATTTCTTCTGTCGCACAAATTGTACATTTTCCAGCAGAAATTTTGCAAACTGCGCAACGCTCATGCTGTCCAAATCATCATCGCAGCGCTTACAACCAATATGTCCATTTGGTCGCACAAGAAATGTTGTGCAGAAAGTAGACCACAACTTGATGTTCTCCCTTTCGGGTGACAGCTCAATATCGTGGTCAGCATCTCGCAACAAGCTATTCTTTTCAAGGCTTGCATACAGATTGTAACCACTCTCCTTGATTAAATCCCCTGCTATATCAGATTTTGCATAAAATTCCACATCATCATAAAAACTATCATGCCTCTGAATTAATGCATTAATGATGATGCCAGTACTTATAGCTCTACCCTGCACCACACAGTAGTCATCAACCAACTCAAGCATCAACTCCTGGTCTTTCCTAATGTTCTTTCTATGCAAAACAAGACCACTCGTTCCAGCTCTAAGCTTGGTCACATCAACTTTAACCGACGGTATAAAGCACTTGTGAAAATTGTGATGTTTAAGTAACATCTCATCAGATGGGTCAACGTCACGATCACCAAGTTGAAATGATCCAATATTTGTGTGTTTCAGACGGAATACTGGGAACTTAGCTTTTCCTTTCTCAATATTCTCAAAGGGAATGCCTCTATCCATGGCGATATCTCTCACCGCTTTAATTAACTCGGTAACGTCACAATGAACCACATTGCCACGCCTGGCAATAACTGATTTCTGCACATTGCGGATGCCACCAGTTTTTGTGTTGGGAACATTATTCTCTTTGGTAACTTCCTTTTCCTGGTTCTTGCAAACAGTTTGGATCAGGCTCGATCCAATTGACACATTATGGGTTATATTAGTGACCTCAACTGGTGGTTCAGGATTTTCTTGAACTACAAAAATTCGATCCTGACACGCCTTGCATTTCACTTCTCCTTCATAAAGAAGCTCCACATGAGTTGCCCACTCCCAGCACGTCTCACACACGAAGACGTTCATTCTCGGGTCATATAATAACCCATTTTGTATGGCGCGCTTCAGCCTCCAAGCTGCCTCAGTGAATGCGCCATTCTTGCCCACAAACATACTATTGGGCCCTTGCTGATTCATAAAATTTCTCCAGCCTGCCACACCTCTCGCTTTGATAAAGCGATTTTCCACATACTCCCACGCAGTAGCGTGCACTGATTCCATACCACTCAACTGTTTATCCTTGCTAGACAAATCAATTGGCGCGAAGTCTCCGAATTGAATGAAAGCCATTTCACTTCTGTAACTGATGAACTTTGATTTGTTTAAAGAAAGTTGCGAAAAAGTAAAAGCTTTTGAATTCTTGCGTTTGTTCGTTTGTTTGTGTTCAATTACTTTAAATTTT